CGACCCTGACGTGATCGTTGAATACAACGTAGGTATGTCAAAGATATAGTCCCCTACATCACTTAATATATCATACGATGCATACATGGATCCACCATCAGTCACTACACGTAATACCTCAATGTCATCTATCCTCTTCTGATTGAACTCTGCCTGCGGAAGCTTACCCTTGACCCAATCAAGCTGACTGTCATTGATGATCCTATTAAAGACATCAGGCTTAACAGTGGTATTATACATCTTCCTTATCCCGTCAAGGAATAAGTAATACATATCTTCCGCAGTCAATATCACTAAGTTCATCCTCTACCTTCCTTTGATTCAATGATACGTCCCCATTTTGTTACAAGTGACTCATGATCTGTATTCTGTACATATGCCTTTATAGCATCAATAGAGACTCCAATATAAGTGTCATTGTAATAATAATCAGGGCCATCCTTCTTTGAGATGATCTTATATTTGATCAACTTCAAAGCAAAGATAGTAAATGCAGAATCTTCCCTCTTCAACTTCAGGACGATATCAGGATTCTCCTTACATGCCTCTAAGACGATCTCCTTTATACGAGTATCGCTAAGGTTATCTGGATCATAGTTATATCCCGGTATCTCAAGGTTAAGAAGTAATATAAGATCCTTCCATCTACCTGTACCCATGTCACTTCTGGCAAAAGACTCAGCTTCCCATGCAAGATCCATCTTATTAATCTTGACCTGTGCATCTTTCTCTTTGTCTTCTACATAAAAGTAATGCTTATCTTTAACAACACTCTCTTTGTCCTTTGCTACTATCTCCGCCTTGGTGAAACACGTAAACTCAGCATAATCCCTTGGGTTGACATACTCTTTGTCTGCACCATCGGTAGTATAACTGAGATCGTATACCCTCCCATGTAACAATGGATGGATGATGTCTGGATTGATGATGAAGGGACTATCCCCCATCTGGAGTTTCTTCTTATCCTGTACGGTAAGCTTATCCTTCCCTCTCATCTTATCCTCCGTCAACACATCTTCCTGTCCAGTAATAAACTTCTTTGAAGTATTACTTATAGGAATAGTATACTGATACGGTGATCTCCTGTAATTAGGATGTACTGCAATGATCTTCTTCTTCTCCTTTACTAACTGATCTTTCATCTCTTATCTTTTTATCATTAATCACTATTTGTTATCATGCACCATAGGGCATGAAGATACGGTAACAGGTAGTACGACTGATAACACCAGTCTGCCAGAGATAATGCTTGGAAGCACCATCAACAGAAGAGGCCATGTCTTCTCCACCTTTATTCATACCATTGATAGTTCCCATGACAGGAGGACGAAGCTGTACAAGCTCTACAAGGTTGTCTCCTTCAGTGTTCAATCCCATCGGGAATACAACAGCATCCCATCCCCCTCTTGCCTGTCCGTTAGACAGATACTTCTGAGGTCTGCTCTGTGAAGTAAACCATCCATATTTACGTGGTATGAGCTGTACTCCACCAAGAGTAAAATAGTCATAATCAAGGTTGACACCTTTATTCTCTCCTTCTCCAACGACATTGTTATTGTATGTCACAAAGCCACTATCTCTCATAAGACGATAGAAGTCAAGGATGAAGTTAAGACCAGCAGCTACCATGACACGTTTCTTGCCATCCTTACCACTACGAAGCTCGACATCCATAAGAAGAGACTCGATGAACTTAAGGGTAAGCCCCTGTGATGTAAGAGGGCGTTCTACAGCACCATCTCCACCATAAAGAAGTCCACTGCCACCCATGATCTCACGACCATTCTTATCAGACAAGAAGACCTTGCCATCAGTAGTTACAGTGCTACGTCCAAAGACAAGCTGATATTCATGATACTGTGCAGCCCTCTGTAACATCACCTGCTCTGCATGATCAATGAAGGTATAGACCTTACTTCCGGCAGAGTTCTTAAACTGATACCAGTTCTTTGACGTTGACATTGCAGCAGCAGTTCCAGACCAAGACATCTTAACACGCTGAAGTGTCATATATGAATGTCCCCATCCATCAAACACGTACTTCTCACTTCCAGTCTCAGAGAAGTCATGTTCATAAGATGTCATACCACATCCTACTTCTGCACCTTCAATCATAAGATCAACATCAACATAAGCGTCAATGTCATTACCATAGATCTTAACTTCATAACGATAGACATCATCAAACTCGGTAGGCTCATCAAGGATGTAAAGCTGAGTCTTGTTGTCGTTCAACTCGATAACCTCTTTCGGCCTGGGCCAGTTGTTATCAAGATAGATATAGAACATAGTACCCCTATATCCAGGTCTTGTGGAATAGGTAGGAGAATAAAACGTCAATCCACTTGAGTTACGCCCAAAGTGAGATTTACGTTTCTGAGAAGATGCAATAGGATACATGATATGGTTCGATCCAACAGTACGAAACTTACTGTTCCATGTACCTTCACGAAGACCTCTTGTCATGTGTCCGTGTTCTGCAAGAATAGCAGAGATAGGAGAATACTCCTCGTCTGCAAAAGCCTGATACACCCTAGTAAGTACATCTGCGTCATTAACAAGATGACGAGTAAGCTGATAGCTACTGATGCTTTCACCAACGATGTCGGCTGGTTGTCCCGGTAATAGTCTCATTTCAATTTGATTTTTAAGATAATAGTTTTAGTTTATGACCAGACGAGTTTACTTGAAATCCTCCGTCTTTAATGCTCTGGCAAATGGCGCACTTGAGCTGCTTGGTCTCGGATTTAATGACAACTTGTTCAGTAACTCTTCTTTGAAATCTTCCTTATAGGATGAAAGAAAGGTCACTATTGGATTTGATTTTTCGTGAAGTAATGCATCAGCAATTACCATACGCATCAGATTATCATTGTTTCCAATGTAATCCATCAGATATGCATTTCCCGTTTTGGGATTTATTGTATTTAATAATTTAAACTGTTCTTTTACATTAGACTTAAACTCATCAGAGATAGGTATGCCATTGATATCTGTCTGTTTACTTAACGGCTCAAATAACTTATCTACTATCTGAGATCTCTGCTCATTCAACCTGGTTATCCTCTCTGTGTTATTCTTTGCAAAGTTTTCTTGTCTTTCCTTTAGTATGGCATTATCAGTCTCTTTCTTTTGAGCTTTTATACCATCCCATATATTCTCTTTCTCTATAGCCTTAAGACTTGTTATGTATTCATCTATTGCTTCATCGGTATATTTACGTTCTCCATTCTCATTCTTATACATCTGATACGTAGTCCTTATACCTTTATCTGAATCCAGGGAATAAAAGTCTTCCTGTTGCGTGAAGTTCTTTATAAAGTCAGCTCTCTTCTCTGGATCCGTCTTAAGATAACCCTGTATAAAAGGATCATCTTCTCCGGGAATAGAGGTGTTCTCCATGATAGTATTTATAAAAGCCTTCCACTCATCCCCATGATCACCAAACTTACCCTGTTTAAAATCTTCAGGAATAGCTATCCCTTCTTTCTCAAGTTGACTCCATGCATCAGCATAAGCCATCTTATACTCCTGTGACGCATTATGAGCTTGCTGGTTAAGCGATCCCTCTTCAGGTGGTGTCATAGTACCTCCCTCTTGAGAAGTAGTAACAGTGGTCTCATTTGCAATAATAGGCTTATCGGCCAATGCTGCCGTCATCTGCTCTGGTGTCATAACACCTTGTACTTCATCTGCCATGTTCTCTTCTTTTATGATTTAACAAAATTAATATAATATTATACTCATTGTCAAGTATATTTTTAAAATACTACATCTTTACATGAATCATCCTTCAATCCTGCTGTCCTTCTCTTTAACTTCTGCCTCTCTATCCATATTAACCTTCTCCCCTGCTTTATACATATCTTCATACATTCAGAAGATACTTCTTTCTTCCCATCAAGGATATCTATCACCATCTCAAGATACTTGTCATCTACTGATATCATCTGTCACTAACATGTTCTCTTACCTGCTTATTGACCTTCTCCTTATCAACATTTATCTTTTTATCAGCAGAATCTTTATCTAACGACATCTGTATTGCCTGTAATTGAGTCTGTATAAGTCTTATCCTTGCATCAATATTCATCTGCCTCTCATTAGACATTATAGCATTATCTTCACTCTCTTTCTCATTTACAAGCTCAAGTACCTTTAAGTATTTCTCCTGCTCAATCTTCTTGTTTTCTAACCCTAACTCTATCTGTTTTAACTGTCCTTCAAGATCCTGTTTCTGTTTTACCATCTGTGCATTGATCTCTGCCATCTTATTACCATGATCCTGTAACATAGCATCCATCTCTGCCTTTAATCTTATCTTCTTCTCTTCTATTGCCTCTAATTGCGCTCCCTCTGCTTGTCTTGCTTCATTCTGTAACCTTATCGTCTCTTCTGCAAAATAAGAACTTTTCTTCTCAAGTTCCATCAAGCTGTTTGTGTTATATAAAGAAAAGAACTGATCCATGCTTAACTGACCTCTTGAGAAGTTCTGTAATGCAAATCCCTTTAACTCATTAAGCTTCCTTTCTTCTAATGTATTATGCTGTGCAACAATCTCATAATCTGCCATGTTTAACACACCAGATGGAATCTGTATTATCTCACTATCTCCTTCATCATTGATATAAGATAATATAGTCTCTTTATCCCATAAAAACTGTCTTGCAAGATTAAGCATCATATTCAATGCCCTTCTCTCTATCTCATCATGCCTATAGTATAATACCTCTGTTATAAGCAACGTACTCTGTTGAGATAACTGAAATGTACCTACCTGATCAGTCTTTGTCGTCTGACCCATGGCTTGACGTGTTATACCCATGATCAATCCCATCTGATTATCAAGGTTCTCAAGTATATTATCAAAGTACTGTATTGAAGAAGACAATGATAAGTCCATAACCTGAAACTGATTATAAGTAGGCTGTAACTGACCAACACCTTTCTTACGTGTCTCAATCCACATATCACCCATCTTCAGGTTATATCTCCATTCATCATCACTCATGCCTTCAGGCTTCTGTACCTTATCCATGATTACTGCCTTAGTACCAGCTACAGCTAACATCACTTCTCTATGATAACTCACAAGATTGATAAGCTTCTGTATGTCTTTTGACGACCATATCAACGAATAAGGCTGAAAGGTAATATTGTTAAACGTAGGTCCAATGATAGGAAGTAATACATCAGACATGTGATCATACCCTCTTGGTTGTACTTCATCAAGGCCGCTAAGAAATATGCTATTGTTAATCACAACACCATAATACCTGTCATAAAGTACCCTCTCATGATAAAGATCACCCTTCCTTGAATCATATGTCTTTACTTCATCAGAAGGATATAACTTATTCTTATCATCTTTATTGATCCACTTCCCTATCTTGTTATTAAAATAATAATCCTTCTCATCTATTATGTTAACACCTGAATCAAAGAAGTTAGTGAAATACTTTCCTTTTCTGTATTTGTTTGGCTTCTGTGTAGCCTTTATCCTTCTTTCAGATACCCAAAAGACACGCTTAACTTCAACACCTGCCTCAGATCTGCCAGATCCAGAAGAGACAGGAAGATTACCCATATCAACAACCTTCCCATCTTGTGTAGCCACAAAAGGTCCAGATACATCAGTAGCACTATAATGATTTACTGAGTTGATAGAGTCTTTCTGTTCTTGTGTTAATGAATTACCAAACTCAGCTATCACTGCATGAGGAGGTAGCATCTCTTTAAATCCAGCCCATCCAAGTTCCTCTACCCATAAAACATCGTCAGCAGCCTGATAAAATACAGAATGTGACGGTATAGGCTTCATGGTCACATTCTCATCTCCCGGTCTGTAATTGACATACCAGTATTGTTTACCAGTTACAATATGACTTATGAAGTTCTGTATTGACTTCTGTTTTATGTTAAGCTTCTGTCTATATGCCTTTGTAGCTTTCTGTGCTACCTCTTCTATAAACTCTCTGTTATTATATTTCTGATACCTGTCAAGCTTCTTTATGTCTTTCTCGGTAAATATTATAGCGTCTTCAAAAGATCCTCTTAAAGTCTCTATCTGTGCATTGATACGTGGCATAGCCATCTGTGCTTGCATCAATGCTTCTTGTTCTTGTTGTGTCTGTGGCTGCTTCTGTAACTGCTGCTGGATCATCTGACGCTGAAGATCTATCTCTTCAATCTTTGATCTCAGATTATTATATATAGCATCATAACGCTGCTTATACTGCTTAAGATAAAAACTAGCTTTGTTCTCAAGCTTCTTCTTTAATGACCTCTTGTCAATAGCAGTAATTGAAAACTGAAATGTACGCTCTGTCTGCTTTGATGTAAGAAACTCAACATACGGTCTTTGTTTTGGTATATGACGTACATATGCTGGTATTACATAATCACCAAACTTACGGAGATAATCATAGTCTGATTCATTAAACTTATTATTATACATATCCCAACACGACAACTCATTCTCTCTATTTATCGAGTTAGCATTGTTTATTATATCTTTAAGTATCTGTTCTCGTCCAGTCTTACTCTTAGACAGTGTTGTAATATCAAGATTCATATCATCATTTATAGACAGGCATTAACATTCCGTTCATTTGCTTGTAGCCTTTAAATGTTCTTTCATTAACCTTTCTGTCAGTAGAAGATCCCATATTGCTTAAAAGCTGATCCTCTACAGATATGACACATAATGAAGAAGCAATAGTAATATCGCAGTTGTAATTCTTTGCAATCTTAAACTTAGCCCATAACTTTAATAACTCGTCAAAAGGACAATTAAAGATATTGTCAGGGGTAAGCCAATCTTTAAACTTTATCAATGCATGAGGAACAAGGGATCCCGGAAATCCATACTTATTACTCACATCGGTTCTCTCTACCATCTGTGCTATTACAAAGTCTGGCCGTAACTTAAGATATCCTTCAAGACCCCACTTCTCGTAATAATCAAAGATAGCTATCTTAGTATACTCTATCAAGTTTAATGTATGATAATATATTGATAACTTAGCAGCATTCTCATATGCCGTCTCTCTTCCACCTTGTTCTAATGTTGGTCTATCAAGATACAATGCAACAAAGTTATTAAATATAGTATTCTCTTCTAATCTTACATCTTTATTATACTTCTTATAAACTAATGATGCTAGTTTAGATGATGATGTCATCGCCTCACTGAAGTCATAAGAGTCAGTACCTTGTTCATAAAGATCATCTATGACCTTACCTTCGCCATCTCTGCAAGGATGTTCTGCTATCACAACATCCCCTTTGTCTTCATCAATCTCCCACTCTACGCCTTCCCATGGCTTTCTTCTATCCTTAAAATGAAGAAACCCTCTTTCAAGTCTTTGCAGCTTCTTATGCGTTATGATAAGACTTCTTGCCTCTGAACACTGATGTGATATGACTTCTCCAAAGAACCCTCCAGCAGTAATAGAAAACATCTCTTCAGGAGTATTTGGCTCAGACGCTATCTTGATAGCCTTCTCTGAAGACTTTAACTGCTTTCTCTCTTCTTCTATCAGCTTTAATGATTCTGCCTTTAATGAGTTGCCATCATCATCAATGACCTTAAACTTCCATGCAGGGATGAAGTTGGCTGTTATACTTTCAGGATCAACATCTTTACTGTATATATTTTTAAAAGTAAGAAGGTCATATGCATTAGGATCATACAACATCTTTTCTATATCCTCTACTCCATCTTCATATTTACCAGATGTACCAGTATACGTTATGTAACCCGTCCTTCTGCCACCAAGAGTACGTATTGAAGGCTTTACAAATGAAGCTATCTCTCTTGAGAGTCCCGCCCTCATGATGCCTATCTCTTCAAGATGTGCCTTATATAATGAGTTAAGACCAGATAATATCTGTGCGTTATTCTTTGCAGTCCTTGAATGTATCTCTACGCCAGTATTCAATGTCTTAAACATATCGGAGTTATCTATTGCAATCTCTTTATAAAACTGTGTATTATAAAGTTGATATACCCCACGCTTAACCATCTTAAACGTGTTATCATTATAGATGTCTTCTCCCCCTACTATTGCAACCTGTATATCATTAAGAAACAAAAAACACCATCCAGTATCACAAGCCTCTTCTTCTGATAACCCCTTTTGTCTACATTTAAACCAACCATTATCCTTGAACTCTTTCCTCATACGTTCACGTATAAGCCAGTTTTCAAAAGAGAGATCAGTAAAGTATGGATTACCTAATGTCTTCATCTGTGTCATCCTATCCTCTCTGGATATCTTCCAGAAGTTAAGATAGGTATACATCCTTCCCGGTATCCATATGTCTCCATCTGCATTGATAGTATAGTCAAGATGAGGAATGTATCTTGTACCATCGGCATTTACGATTACGTTTAACCCATCAACAAGTACATCTCCACCTTCAAAGTCTACAGCATCTCTTACAATATACCCATGAACGCATCTTGTCCTTTGTCTATCCCACCATGTCCTGTCTATGATGAACTTCTTCATGAACTTCTCAAGGTCTCTTACCTTTGTAGGTATAGCCTCTGGTGATATCCAATAGAGATCCCTGTCATGAGGAATGTCGTTCTCATAAATCACAGGACTGAATCTCTTGGTATCCTTAAATCTCATTTCTCGATCTTATTACTACCCCTGTCGTCATACATCCTTCGTATAGCAGCCTCTTTTTCCCTCTCCTCTTCTTCTATCCTGAGATTGTCTTGTATCTTCTTCATCGTCTCTGCTAACTTGAGTGCTGCATCATAATAAATCTTCTTTGCATCAACATTGGGTATTATTATAGTCTGAGACATTGACAACTCTCTATCTACCCCGTCTTTATCTTTTACGACAGTTCCGGCAGTTATCATATGCTTTATAGTCATCGGAGTATTGATACACAACTCTATTAACTCATCAGCATCACTCTTAAGCTTATCATACATCTTATCGTTTATTGTCTGACACAAAGATATGTATAGTTTTATTAACTCTGGAACTCCATCAAACTTTAATATACGATCAAACGTATTCTTCTTAAGATGATCACTATTTACAATCTTTATTCTCTCTTCTATTGACTTATTCCAATATATAGCCCTTGGTGTATAGATAAAGTATAATGCAGTTATTATCTCATTAAAGTTAATCTTACCTTTACCTGTATTATCATTACCATATACACGCATCACTTCATCTCTGGTGAATGCATCGTCTTTACACAAGACATCTCCTTTATGTAGGTATAGAAAACTCATTTGAAAAAGATCTTTACTCCAGCCTTAAGATAAGCCTCCTTATGATACATGTTATATTCTCCTCCTCCATAGATACCCCATTTGTCTTTTATAGACCACCATAAATCAGCTTCTATATTAGGAAACTTATCTATTGTATTGCCGCTAAACCCAAATGACATCCCTAGATGATTTTTAGGCTTATATGCAGGTGCTTTAGTAATGCATGTATCAACTGTGATAGTCTTTGTGATGATCTCTTTAGGGCAGACGATCTCTTTAAATTCGATCTCTTCAATCTGACATCCTTTGACGTATGCCCTCCAATGTATTCTTGCTCTCTCTTGACTATATACATCATCATACCAGTTTTCACATTCTTCTGTAGACACAACTGACTTTGAGATATCTTTAACTTCTTCCACCTTCCCATACTCAACAGGTTTATTTGCAGGAACAGGCTTATATGGCTTACCTTCTCTGATCACTATTGTATCATGTACAGTATCTATTCTTACAGGAGCATTGATACATGACTGATATTTCTTCTCTGCAAGCTCATAAGCTCTCTTATAGGACACCTTCTTGCTACACTGAGTAATTGATACTACTCCAAGGTAAAGTATTCCTATAAGTAATGCCAGATGCTTTAAATCGAATTTCATACTTTAGGCTCTTCTAATGTATTATAATTTTTTTTTATATTTTCCTCTTTTGTCATAATAAGATCATTCTTCTCAGAAGATGATCTACTTGTTCCCCATTCATAGTTTATTATCGTACCAAATGCACCTATAAGTGCACCCACAACGATATATAGAAGTTCTTTATTCTCAAGAGGTATGCTCCACCTTACAAGAAATATCAATAACGCAAAGAATCCTATCGTTATGAATATAGCTAAGATATACCTAAAGATCTTGTCTGACTTTGTTGTTTTCATATCATTTACGTTTTACTGTATCTAACTTTATCAATACACTATCCAATTTACCCATATTCTTCTTCATCATCTTTGACTGTATTGTTACTCTCTTATATATAGTATCAGTACTGTCTTTCTTAACGTCCTGCGATGTTAAAGTGATCGAGAAGAAGATCAAGCTTACTATTAATACTCGTTGTAACATTAACCTGTTCATTCAATGTACTCTTTAGTTTCTCTATCTCTATTGCCTGTGACTCATACTTACTTTTAAGTTCATTTATCTGTTGTTGCTTTATTCCTAACGTATAAATGAATGACATTACTGTACATAAAAACAAAAATATACTTATAGCACTTACGACCTGAGAAAGTGTTAACTTCTTTATCTTATCGTTAATACTTGATTTCTGTTGTTTCCCTTCCGA